TTCTGCAGCGTTCTGTAATTCAAACTCATAAGCAACCGGCAGTTCTTTGACAGAAGGGACAGAAGATGAGATATTATAACCGATATCCATTACCATAAATACCTTATAGCATAGTAATTAGCAGATTCAGGATTATTCCATGTTAATCCATTTCTATCTCTTATTCCCATTGCTCTAGATAGATATCTTGCTCTCCTATTTTCGTCTAGATGATCCATTCTTGAATATCTCCCTATCTTATCTTTGAATTGCTTGTATCTAACATCGCCAAAGTGTATTAATTTTCCTAGTGGGGTTACTACGCTATATTTTTTACCCCTAGGAGTTATGTTTCTATCATAGAATGGTTCCATTATATATTAATGCCTAAATAATAATTCCATGGATTCAACATCTATATATCCATTCGTTGGAATTGTTTTTACTATCGTTTCTAATAGCTCTATCCTATGCTGTAATTCGTTTATGATTGGTTTCTTTGGTAATCTTTGTAATATTACTTCGTGCATGTCATCATATCTATCTAACAAAAATTCTATAGCTTTGTTCGACTTGCTATTTATAAAGTTTATACAATTATGATTTGCGAGTTTCAGATGGAATTCGCAGTAACGCAGCTTACATTTTATACATTTATATGTAGTCAGCTTGCTATTACACCTGACACAATTCATCTTTTTCTTGGCGTTACTCTACTTAACGTACTACTGCTTATTATATTCTTCTTCTTTAAATTTTCTACTAAAGTTATCAAGCTGTTAGTAACTTCCTGTATTTGCGCAGTATTTTTATTGAAATCTATATTGTTTTGTTTAAGTTCCTCGTTCACAAGGTCTATTAAATTTGTGCTTCTAGCATGCATGTCTGCCACCGATTTTTCAAACATTTCAGTTATTTTTTGGTCCCTCACGTCGATTTTATCTTGTACAATCTGTAGTCCACTGTAAAATGCTGCTCTATATGAGTTTGCAGACTCCAGACAGCTCCTATGGTCTGCGCTGACCATTTCTATAAGCTCTATCACAGAGTTGATTTTATCGCTTATCTCCGCTCGTAGCTTATTGAATTCTTCTTTCACTTCTGATATATCGGAGAACACTCGCTTAACGTCATCTACCATAACAACGCAGCTATGTGCCTTTACCTTTAAATGATCAGGACAGAATTTTTTCTTGCATTTCCCACATTCGTGGGATTCTATGCTAGGGCATATGCTACACATTTTTATATATGTGCAAAAAAAAATAATGTAATTTATTCATAGCTCCTAACTTTATTAACCATATCGTCTATTATCGCATCCTTGTCGGGACAATACCAACATAGCGATCGCGTGTATTCTGACGCTTCTGCTACCTCTTCATTGGTGTATCTATCTAAGAATCCCATTATACATTTTGTTAGATTACCATCGCCAAGATTATAACTATATAACTTTTCTTTTAGCGTGTTGCGTATTAATTTGCGTCGCTCATGTGATTCGTTATATATCTCCTTAAATCTGTCGCATTTACCCGCTACATATATGCTAAAGTCAGTTGAGTGGCGATGATTTTCATATAACTCGCTATCGTCTCTTATGTGCCACATACATAAAGAATTATCAGGATATTCGTATGCGTACACGTTCCTTTGTTTATATATTAGTCTGTGCAATGCTAACTTAAATAATGGGTCGAGATCTTCTACACACACACGCTTCTTATCAATATCCGTAACTGTTAAAACTACGCTACGACAGTCTACACCCATAAATCTTATTTGGTTGCCTATGTTAAGTATAGTAGCTTTGCGTTGATACTCGTCCACAAGACGAACGTATCCAAATGGGAGCAGATCACTTAGTTCGGCCATTATATTGAAGTGTATATTTTTGTACTTTATTTATTAGTCTACGCAAACAAACTTCCTTTCTGTTTCTAGCCCAATATGAGTCTCTAGTGTAGAATTCAAATTTTTCTAAGTCGTCTGCGTCATAGCTGTCTACGAATTTCATAATTAGATCTGCAAGGTTTTTACCATCGCCCATAGCCATAGAGTATATTTTATCGCTTATAGCATCTGATGTTCCTGTAAATACTTTACCAAGTCGCTGTACATCTTCTTCGAATTCTTCACATAGATTTCTAACAAAATTTCTGAAACTAGATGATCCGCTATGAATCTTATACATGGCTATATCGTCTCTGATTTGCCACATACCTATATCTTCTTGATATCTGTATTCATCGTCATCTTTCTTATCCATTAGAGCTAGTAATGTATCTTGGAACAACATATCTAAGTTATCAACGTAATATTTGTCGGTTTTTATGAAATGATCGAAATCTGTGGTGAAATCTAGATTCGAATCTATTGCTACACCCATAAACATAAAGATTTTATAGCCTCGATAGATTCTAGCAGACTGGCCATAATCATCGAATAGAGCAAAGTATCCTCGGGGGATGGGAGTTTCGGAAAGCTTCATTGCGTCTCGTATATCTATGAATAAACAATTTTTTACGAAAATAATTAATTAATGAAAGTAATAAATAATTATATATATTATATAAAAAAAAAATATCTTTACATGGAAATTTTATTCTAATCGTGTATTGAAATCTTCCCTATTGAATTCTATATCTAATCCTAATATCTTGCTAGCTAGGTATTTAACTGAGTGTACATTATTTCCTATTGGCCAATCTTTTGCCCTTACTATAGACTTGAGGAAACTTAGCTCTTTTTTGCTATATGTGATAGGTAAATATTCGAATATCATATCCGTTATATCTATTGCACATCCAATTCCACCTTTATAGAACGCATCAATCATTGCGTTTTTAGATTGTTTTCTTCCCATCTTTTTGGTTAACACTTCACCACACCACTTTGCTAACCCGGTGCAATACTGGCTTACATACATATAGAAATCAAAAGAATTAGGCCATGACCATATTTCATTGTTATCCCTAAGTTGATATATCCAGCGGAATCCATTATCTAAGAAGTCGTATTCGTAACTCATAAAACCTTCCTTATCTCTTAGTGCGATCATCGTTCGCCTAAAAATAGGTATCAAATCATCTATATATATATCATCTGGATCTCTAGAGTTTTCGAACTTAACGATATCATTCATGAAACAACCTATTGTTATGTGGTCTTCATCACTATGGTTAACATTGAAGATTGTTATTTGTCTACCATGTCCATCGCGGACTATGGCTGAAGGAGTATCATAAAGAGAATCAAAAACAGTAGACATTGCAACAAGTTGTTGGACCTTGGTCTCGTATATCTATGTATAAACAATTTTTCACGAAAATAATTAATTAATGAAAGTAATAAATAATTATATATACATTATAAAAAAAAATACCTTTATATCGAAATTATGCAGTAGCCTGCCATGCGACTAACGTTGGCCTACAGCTATGATATTTTGCAGTAAATCCATGAGTACTTCGCGTAAGTATCACGTACGGCTGATAGTTTTCTTCTGCAATAGCTACTAGACTAATAAATGGCACTTTGCGGAATGGATGGGCAAACTCAACGCTAATTACATCACTAATTGTTTTGAGTTCTCCTTGTTGGATTTCTACTTCATTCTGGTTCTTGATATCTCCCAGCATTTCCATGACACCAGCCAGTTGAATAGGTAAGCCCTTAAGGTCGAGCACTTCCCCTTTGTACTTAATATCGCCATTGACTTCTAAGTTTTTAACAACTAAAGGTGGTTTTCCACCCCAATCTTGAGAACCCCACATTTCAATTATATAATTAGAAAAAAATAATTTTATTATATATATTCCAAGATGTCTATCTCTCACTTGATTGACCCAGCTAATACAAATCTTGAAAATTTGTATATCAGTGCCCTTACGGCATCTGGTAATGCTATTATTAACGGTACTACAACATTTAATCAGCCGGTTGTATTTAACGGCGACGGAAAAAATAACTATGCGATTACTGTACAAAACACTGGTGGCTTTGCTAATAGCATTCTATTCTTTCAAGATACCGTGCTATCTGGCGCAATTAGTTCTAGCGGGACTGGTTTAGTTTTGAATGGAGCTTTATCAGATCCATCATACGATTTAACGCTTGCTACTGCCGCATCTAATAAAACTGCTGTGACAGGTGGTCCATTGCAGGTAAACCAAGCTAACGCGATTCGATATGATGCTCTTGCAACTGTTACTGGTGCTTCTCCACTTACATCTAATCAGTCTGCTACACTGTTATCATTTACTGGCGTTGGTAATATAGTTGCCACAGGTTTAGGTCCTGTTACATTATCATGGGCTAGCAGCAAAGTAACAGTTGCTAGTATTATAAGAGCTCAAATTATGTCTCATAATGGTAACGCAGGAAGCATTCCAACAGTAGAATCAGTAAGTGGAGGTGCCGGTGTAGCTGCACTAGTTATTAATAATGCTGGCAGTGTTGATACAGGGGCAGGTAAAACAATTACGATTTTAGTCGAAATAGTATTTTAAATTAGTAAGTTTTTTTTTGTGAATATAATGTCGGCCATAGACTTGAAGAAGTTATCAAAACAGCGCACCTCTCTTATAAAGGAGAAGGCCGCGTTGGCCAAACTCCTAAAGGAGTTCAAACCAGATACACAACGCAAGAAATTAAAGCGTATGTGGACTAGACTACGTCTTGCAGAGGTAGCCGAAGAAATATTACTTCTAGAAACTCAAATAGAACGCCGTATTGCATTCTTCAAACTTGACATAATTGATCAAAAAGTCAAAGAACGATTAGATATGTATATAGATTCTATACAGAAAACTCCTATAGACAAAGCCGAGTTAGCTAGCTATTTGGCTAAGGATATGCAAGACTTTTTCAAGCTATCGGAGTCTATAGCAAGTGCAGAACTAGCACAACAGAGCGCAAATTTATCATTACAACGTAAGGCAAGAGCAGCAGATAAGAAGGAGTTAAAGGCATTAACAAAATTAGTAAAGGAGAAGAAGGCTAACATAGATGAGAAGGCTAAATTAAGTAGCAAAATAAAATCTGATTTAGACAAATTACAGGCTAAATTAACTAAGTTAACTAGCAAGAAGAAGCCAGGAAAGAATGATGCAAAACAGAGTGTAGCATTATCAGAAAAGATAGCAGCAGCGCAAGAAAGTTTATTAGAGCTAGCCAACGAAGTTAAAACAATCGAGTCAGAAGTATCCCCAATAGTGGAGGAAGCCAAGAATATATCAAGTATGGCGAAAGCATCCGATGACGCAGAGTTAAAAGATCTTGGTAAACAATTATCAGACGAAACAGTAAAGGCCGACGTAGCAGCATCAGATGCAGTTGCTGCAGCAGAAACAACAGTAGCTGATATTGTACAACAAGTAGAAGATACCGGAAAATCTACTTATGAAAAGGTAGGACGAAACAGAGCAATACAGCTACCTAAGAATGACGACGAGGCACCCATGTCATTCGAAATAATGCCTAAATCTGGTATAGTATTTAGAGATCCAAAGAAGGAAATAAAAGAAATAGAAAATAGGTTGTTCGAGATATCTCAAGAATTAATAGATTCAGAAGACAAAGTAGAAGATCAGGATAAGTTAGCAAAATATATTGCTGAGCTAGAGTTAGAAGCACAGAAAGCTAACGACGAAATGGATATAGCTAAGCAAACGATAAGTATAGACCCCAAATTAGCTATATTCGATCCATGGATGAAGAATAATAAATATGATATGAGTGGACTTAAGGCACATGTAGATGGATTAGGAAATAGCAAGGCAGACAAGAAGTTTAAAGATGAATACAAAAAATCGAAGCTCTCATTAGAAAATTATAATAGAGATGTCAGCAGAATGCTACACATAGCAAAAAAAATAGGTTTGTACAATTCTCAGATCGAGTTACTCAAAAAATATCTAAGAAGCGGCAATGGAATACGCCGTAATGGAAAGGGAATTAAGTTTCATGTTATGCCCGCTGGATTCTTATCATCATCGTTACCATTTGGTCAGGCGTAAAATATGGATTAGCGAAAAATAGTTGGAAATCTTCCAGTGGAATATCACGCATATTTATCCTAGCTAAAACCCATCTTCCACACGTATTAGAGCCCTTAGATTGTAGTGGAATATTATTATATATAACTGGCTTTCCACTCTCATATAGCAGCCTAGTAAGTAATTTGCTAGTCTGTAGGTTTTTTTTGCTTACCGTCTGGTCTGCATAGTTTGGAGTTATATCAGGGCACTTACCCAAACTATCGAAGAATTCTATATGGTCTGGCCTATTCAAACATACAACCCAATGCCCCATTTTGTCGCTTATCTGGTATAGTAAAACGAAATAATCTTGATGGAATAACTCATATATACTTGAGACACTAGCTAATTCCTTATAGCTGGCTATGTGGAGAGGCTCACACAGATATCTACTTATATCAAGATCCGACAATGGATACTTCTTGGATTTTTCGAGATTTTTAATTATTTTTATGTAAGACATTTCGACAGTAATATATACATCTATACAAAAAATGACTGATATATACGTAAATATTGATGCCATTAATGAGCGTGATGCAGCTGGGACGGTGGAATCTAAGATAGTATTCAGTAGCACAGGTCCATTTTTACCAAATCCGTCGGAATATAAGGGAACTATCTTAAGACTATCGATCCCTATACAAGAAATTCCAATATTTCTATTTGATGGAGACGAAAAGGGAAGCGATTATGTTGTAACAGTTGACTATGGTGGATTAGAAGTTAGGCAGGAGGTTTTATTTACTACAGAATGGAAGGGAGGGCCTTCAAGTACACCAACTACTAATCAATTTTATTATGGCGTTTATTTCTATCAACATATGATTGATATGGTAAATACTGCTATATATACAGCATGGACAGCTGTAGGAAGTCCATATCAGTCTCCGCCATGGTTTGGATTTAATCCTGTCACTGAGCTATTTACCCTATATTACACTAACGCATATATAGGAGGAGGATTTCGGTTATTCTTTAATAACACTTTGCGCATTTTGTTCGCAAGTTTCAATATGGATTTCTATGGATATAATATTGATAAATCTACTGAGTTTTCATTCTATAGACAATATTCGACCACGGCTGGACCAAATTCTATACCAGCTGGCATCGTATTGCCTAGCAATGTGCTATCCGTTGGTCTTACATGGTATCAAATAGCGGACTATTCAACATTAGCAAGCTGGAATCAGTTCGATAAAATATTGCTAGTATGCAACAACTTACCAATATTGAATGAATTTAATAATCCTATTAACTTAAATCAATCAAGCAGCAGTTCAGACGTTACGCTCCCAATATTAACAGATTTTATAATAGACGTCAATGCGACTTCGAGAGAGCTACGTGGCATATTGCAATATGCACCCAGAGCTGAGTTTAGATGGTTCGATTTAGTTGGAACACAACCTTGCAGCCAATTTACCGTTGACATATATGCATTGCTAAAAACATCTCTAAATAACTATGCTAACCTATATAAAGTGCTAATTCCACCTGGTGAGACTATCCACTTAAAGCTACTTTTTCGCAAGAAGAGCGAGTTCGCGACGTCCACTCCATGAATGGGAGACATATTTTTTTTTATTCAATTAATAATTATTTTATAAAATTATAAAGTAATATATATACAATATGTCGCGGAGATTAGGTTCATATTGGGATTACCTGCTAAATGATTCAGATAATAAGGAGTTACGAGAATTCATTAGCAGTACATTCCCTCGAAATGAATCGGATACAAAACTTAGCCATATGAATATTGGTGAACTCGTGTCTGTAAACAACATGGTTAACTGTGCGCCATGCGGTAGAATTATTGATGCAACGAGAGAAGCCCAACCACTAATAGAAGCTAGAAACGCAGCAGTAGCAGAGATCAAACAAGAGGCTCTAGACTTCATGTCAGAATATGCAGACATAAAGAACAGATCTAACGATGTGAAAAGCTCAATAACTGCACTCAGTATAAAACTTGCAAACCAAGAAGCTGCGCGAACTGTAGCTCGAACACTAGCACAAACAGACAAAAAAATCAAGTTACAACCATACACACGACGAATAGCAGACACACGAAGACAACTTAAAGTAAAGGAAGCAGAACAAAAACAGCTACTCAGAGAAAGAGACACAATAGCAGCAGATCTAATATATCAATATAACACAAGATACGAATCGCAACTACAAAACTTAGATGATGGTATACGAACTGTATTTAATAGAAACGAACTAGACTATAAACCAGATGATAAAAGACTCATAATGACAACAAGATTTTTACCATTGAAAGAAAAATCATGGAAATATAATCCTCCACAAGTAGGCCCAACAAATAACTCATATATTGTTTATGCCAGTTATGACGCAAATGGAAATAGAATAGATCAGCGTGATGCATATAACAATATTGCATACCCTGCAGACTTCAAAGGCCAAGAATTATCATATGAAATAGAATTCCCAAGGAGTAATGTGTCGCTTGCAAACAAATACTTCTATGCTATACCTACTACCGTATCAGATACATTCATGCTAAGTACGTTAGGAGAAGATCCAATTCGAACAGCTGCGCGTATAGCTATTGATCTCCGTAGACCAATGTTTTACAGCGAAGAAGAGTATGCAGACTCCGCATACAATAAGGGAGTTGCCGTAAGTGTAGAATATGATATAGTTGAACCCAGCAACTCGATTAATGTACCTCTATATGAATTCCACTATTCTATCGAAGGACTAGAAGATAATAACATGAAATATTGTGTCTATTCTGCATTAGAAAGATTTGGATATGGGGCAGAAGCAAAGGCCGCTGGATTAGATACTCCATCAGGCATTACCCCAGCCGAGCTATATGTGTTTGCTAAGTCGGCAAAAATAAATATGGTAATGCTAGGTCCAGCATATAAAAAGCTGTTTAGTGTCACAGCTGTTAGCAAGACAAAAACGCTATATTTCATGGCTATGCTAGGTCACTTATATATCACTGATGACGCTAACTATAAAGCTAGATTGACAAGTATGTCAAGAAAGTTCATTAGCTCAGATGATAAGGAAATAAGTGTCAGTGCCAACCAGCCAGAACATAAAATAACTGCAACATATCCATTAGACTGGTCAAAAGCTAGTGGAAAATCACTATGCTTAAGAGTTACAAATGATCAAAAAATGGAAATACTACGCAAATTCATAAGGGATAAACAAATACCTATAATGAATGGTAGTATGACATCTTTACGATATGGAAAATATAACATAACAATGCTATCTGCCGTAGATAATTATGATAGCGTAAAAGCTTTGCGAGAATGCTCCATAGAGTATAAAAGTTTCCTATCTGATCCACTTAGGAGAATATTTGATATGGTCCCCACTGGATTTTGCTTACACTTTACAGACACAAAGGAAAAGATAAAGTGCATAGATGTATGCAAGCAATACAGCTACATACTAGGAAATTTTGAGCATCCAAAATACTCAGCTACAGCAAGGGCAGAGCCATATACAGATCATAAAAGAGTGGGATTTTACTATATAGAAAAAAGCTTCATATACTTAGGTATAGAGTTTGGGTGGGGATGGTACTGTAGAGAGTACATACAATGGTTCATTAGTAAATCATTGATAAGAGCTCGTGATATATTATTCCAATTGATAGCTAATGAGACTGTAGACTTTAGTGGATTTGTAAAGCATGTATATAAGAACTATCCAAACCCTAAGTTTCTAGTTAATAGAACTATAGGAAGCTTCAGAAAAACCAGCTATGAGATATATACGCCTCCTACATTCGTGCATAGAAATGAGGTAAATGAATATCAATATAGCAAGGAAATAATAGATGGGGTGTATCTAGTACAGAATTCTAAACGCGTCATAGTACAGAATACTGCTTGCCCTATATATTGTAACGTAATACAACTGGCTGCGCTACAGACGTTAATGAAAATGGATAGCATGAGGGAAGCAAAAATAATTGGGTGTCGTATAGATTCTATATACTACGTTTCCGATAAAACTTACGATACTGGAACATCTATAGGTGATTGGCGTGCATGTGATTCTCTGTATAAGCCTTGCAATAAGAGATATAGAGCTCAGATAGATTACTATGATATAACTTTGGTTGGTGAAGCCGTCGGTGATAGATGTGCGCTAGTTAGGTGTATACGTGAAGTGACTGATGTAAAGGAATTTATAGGTAAATATGACATACTTAGCCGCAAATGCGTTTCTATAGAAGGTATGGCAGGTACTGGTAAAAGCTATCTTATGAATAGCATTGTAAAATATCTACTAAGCATCGGTGAAAAACCTCATTGCGTTGCTTTTCAAAACAATGCAGCCAGTCAAATGATAGGTGGTAGAACTGTCCATAAAAAATTTTATATCAACTATAAGGACAGAAGGCTAACACAACGCATAAAGACATCTGGATGGATAATATTAGATGAGTATCAACAAGTACCTATGCATCTAATAGATATAATATATTCTCAAGTGTCGTATGGTAAGGCTAAGTTGATATGCTTTGGAGATGAAAAACAGTTTATTGCTATAAATAATGATGGATTTGGGTGCGAGATAAATCACACTACATCACTACCATTTGATTTACGCATAAGACTCACAAAGAACAAACGTATAGCAGATGAAGAATATATTGGATGGATAACTGCAGAAGAATGGGACAAATGTATTACAAAATGCACAGCTACAAATATAGAATATGTCATATGCTACTATAATAGCGACGTTGATAGGTATAATAAGGAAAACCCTAGCAATAAATTACTCTGTATCGAAAGTCATGGAGATTTCGTAAAGGGAATGCACTATCTAGAGGTAGATGACAAGGTGGTAGTAGATGGAAATTTTCATTCTGAAGTAGCCACGTATGATAAGCCAAAGCGTGATATATTTGTCCCTGGGTATGCCTTTACATGCCATAAAACTATAGGACTTACGATAAAGGCTCCTTATGGAATATATTGCAGATTTCCCCCAGCCGAGAGAAATAGATTTATGTTGGTTGCATTAACGAGATGTATTGATCCGTGTCAAATTAAAATATTATAAATTTATTTTTTATTACATATAAACAATGTCAGACGATACAAAAAAGTTACTCACCGACGCGTTTGGAGCTGACGCACATAAACCAAAGCTCAAAGATATCGATGCCCAGACGATATTAGCTACTTTGGCATATTTCTTAGACAGATGGCTTATAACCATGAAAGACGCTGAGAGCGGTTCTACATGCATAAAATTTTACAATCTATCCGTGTTCGCCAAGTCGTCCAAACTGCTATTTGGGACTGGAGCGTTCATCGAAGAAATACGAGCCAAACACGCAGAATTATGCGAAGGAGATTTTGATGAATGGTACAATAATTTGTAATATTTTAACTAATTTTTTTCGTACTAAAATATAAAAATGTATAGCTTCACGACCGACAGAGACATAGGCCAGAAGGCCGTGTTAAGAATCCATGGAATAAAAAAAAAACGTGCTGTATACATAACTGAATCGAAAGATCCTACCAACGAATTAGGAAAATTCATTGAAACGGATGGTAAATTCTCTCAATTGCCTTCTGTAGACTCTCGTGACGTGCTGTACATAGCGGGCCCCTCTGGGTCAGGGAAGTCAACATACCTATGCAGCTATATGAAAAACTTCAGCGATATATTTCCAGAAGCTAAAATATACCTATTCTCTAGAATTGCCGATGAGAAATCATATAGTGGATGCATAAGGATCGTATTAGACGAGATCTATATACAATCGCCACTGAAAACAGATGACTTCCCAGACGGATCACTACTTATATTTGACGATATAGATACAATACAAGATAAAAAGCTACTCGCGGCAGTGCTAAAGACGCGTGCTGATATACTAGAGATTGGTAGACATAAAAACTTATATACGGCAGTTACATCGCACCTATTGACGGATGGACAAAAAACTCGAGAAGTAATAAATGAAGCAACTAGCATAACGTTTTTTCCTCAAGCATGCAACGCAGCAACTATACGCGATTATCTAGTGAGGAAGCAGGGATTTGGAACTAAAATGGCTAACAAACTTCTATCTATAGAAGCCAGATGGGTAACTATTCACATGCGTTTCCCTAGATATTGGTTTACTGAAAAAGCTGCTTCGATGCTCAATTAAATATTTAATATTTTTTTTTAAATATATAATATATACAAGAACATAATGTCACAAGATACGAAGCGAGCTGGCCGCCCTGAGCGGTATATTGCCCCAGAAGAAGTTTATAATATCTGGATGCTAAAAAATATAGGAGTCAGCAAACAAAAAATTAGCAAACGTCTAAATATATCTACATACCTAATAACTAAAGTATTATGTGGGCCGATGCCAGCAGAGTTAAGCCCAAGTGCAACACAGATAGCAAGTAAGATTAACGCAGATGGGAGTGTCAAAAAGTTAGCATTATATGGACAGGAAATACCAAAAGCATCAAGTGATGAGGAAGAAACAACAGAAGAATCGGAGACAAGCGAATCGGAATAAATAATAATATATATTTTTTTTTCTGGTATATATCATGCCGATCGTATATAAAAAGGTCGAAAGTCCGCTGACTAACTTCAGCGATGATTACCCCATTATGGGGTTGTCTGTTAGTGGGCAAGTTAGTAATACACTTGTGCAGCCCGCAAATAGCTACTCAGATTCTCAGGCACAGTGGTCTTTTAACGCTCCAAATGGTGTAGAAAGTGTTCTAGATAGGGTCGCGTATGTCGAATGGACTCTATCATTAACATTCGCTGGTGCTGATCAAGGAAGCCCGCTATTAGAAATAGGTACAAATGATGGCTTAAGACAATGGCCAATGCTAGCTTGTACAGATTCCTTAACGATGCGTATAAATAACCAAAGCATTAGCATTAATCCTAAGGAATGGGTTCAAAGATTGTTTGCTTTTCAAGATTGGAGAGTTCCAGCACTCACAGGTGGATGCGCTTACCCTGATCAATATCAAGCATATGCCGATTATGTAACACAAGGTGCTAATAGTAATCCACTGGGATTACCAGGCGATATCACTTATGGTAACGCTAGAACAACCGATTATCTTACTGTTTTGACAAACACAAATACGGCTGCGACTGTATCAGCTACATTCTTTGAGCCAATCATTATTGGTTGTATGTTACAAAATGGATTAGCACGTGGTCTTGCAGGCGTCCAAACTTATAGTTTTTCATATTCATATTCTAATCTGTCTAGGGTTTGGTCACACGCCAGCACAGGAAAAACGTTTACTGCTGGTTATCCTATTGTTACTGTGTCTGCTGCTCCAAAATTACATTTAAATTTCATTTCGCAAGTTCCCAGTCAACTTCCTGAAGCTAAGACACGAGAATATGTATACGATTATAATGACATTGTACAATACAAACAATCTACTGGTATTGCTGCTGCTCCTCGTGCATCTCTTGCTGTAGAACCTACAACTTATACAGCTAGCAGTCAAGTAATTCAATTTGCTACTATTCCTAAGCGCGTATACATCTACCTTAAACGACAACTTGCAGATGAAACATATTTGACTTCTGACGTCCAGGCACGCATAGAAAGCGTACAAATCACTTGGAATAATCAAAACTATTTAACTCAAGCTACTAGCATAGATTTATTTAGAATGTCACAACGCAATGGTTTGAAAGATTCATGGGGCCAGTGGAAATATAGACGTGGATCTATTCTATGCTTACAATTTGGTCAGGATATCATGTTTGGAGATTCTGATTATGTAGGCAAAGTTATGCCCAGCAATTTTCAAGTTAGAGTTAATTATGTTAACCCTGGATTGCCTGGTAGTGGTAATGTTACGTATGATTTGATTGTTGTTAGTGTATGTCCTGGGGTGTTAACTAATCGTGATGGATCTAGCTTATTAGATATCGGTTATAATATCTCATCTTCTGTCCCTTCTGTCAAAGAACTGCCGGTTGCTTATGAGTTTGAATTACAGAACGCTGCAGAA